CGTAAACGTCACCGTCACGGCGTTGTATTTGTCACTCCGCGTCGATGGCCACACAAGCCCGTATGCCGGTTTGATCCGTGCTGGGCCGTCCTGTGTGGACATATCCGTCTGATACTGATCGTCTGCCAGTGTTTGCGACGTGCCGCCCGTGTCGTAATATGTGATCGAGGAAATAGCAGACACGGGCGGGCGACCGATTATAATTTCATCTGGAAACTGTTCGAGCGTCAACGTCCACGTTGCTGGCATAATCTGACGACCGAGAATCTTCTCAATGGTCTCAGTAGCACGCCCGATCAACCCTGCGATATAGTCGTCATGGTCATCAATACCGGCAAGGGAACACTGCGCCTTGGCTTCATCCAAGGTTATGGGGTCGGCGGTCGGCGCAACTGTTCGTTTGTAATTCATAGTCCGCAAAACATCTGCCGATTAGGAGTCGATGACGGCGTTCAACATCGAAGTCACCTCGCAGGCACCACTGACACGAACCGTAAACGATTGCTGAATCAGTTCACCAACAAAGCCAACACTTGCATCGCAGAACACCTCGATGTCTCGCGCCACCCCGGTCGATGTGGCGTGGAAGTGGATCCCCTCGCCGGTCGCGTGGTCCTGATAAATGTAAATGCCACTCAGGAACACGTCGCTGCTGATTGCCGTTTCCGCACCGATGGCGGTGTCACTAAACGAGCTGGTAATGTACACGTTCTTTATCACCAAACGGTCGCACCCGCCAGCAAACAGGATGCAGTTGGTGGCCAAAGCGGACAACACAGTACCATGATATGTAAACCCGTCGATGGTCAGCTCATCGGCATTAGCAGCGACGGAAATGCCGATCAGCGAACCATGCGTTGCGTCGGTATCAAACATGCGAACATTGCGCAAGGTCGTCCCAGTCGCAGTGGCGGCGATCGTCATACTGGCAGCCACGTTGAGGAAGTTGCTGATAATGTCAACATTTTCCACAGTGCAATTGGCAGCGGTAATGTTCCAGGTTGCCGCGGCGGCTGTGGTGATCGTATACTGAGGCTTGAGCCTGCCCTGCCCCAGACCTATCACCCTGACGCCAGCCACGTCCATCGTGAGCGTGGAAGCCGCGATCAACGTCTCAGTATGGCCGGGCATCAAATAGACGGTATCGTTCTCATCGGCAGTACAAAGACCGATCGCATAGTCAAGAGTAGCAACCGGCTTATCCGGGCTGGTGCCATACCCGCCGGCATCGGTCCCGGTACTAGCATGAACATAGATTCTTGCACCAGTTCCTTGAGACATATCTTCGACAGCGAACAAACCACCGACGGATCGGCGAACAAATAAAGCAGTTCTTGCAAGAGCCATTTCGGTTTTCCTTACGAAAGTTGGTGGTGGTAAAAGCCCCGGCGGTGTTGTTTCACCGCCGAAGGTAACATTCACAATTGCTACGAGATGTAGGTAGCAGTCAGTCCTGTGTAGGCGTTCTTCGCGCCGTAGCGGATGTAGGTCACGGCAACCTCATCGTCATCGTGCTGGCAGTCGATGTAAGCCGTGACATACCGGAAAGCCAAGCCGGCGGCCCGACCAATCTGCATCACGTCTTCAGCACTGACTTCCAACACCGCATAGTCGCCAATGGCATTGCACAACAAAGCGCCAGAGGTTTTGATTTCCAAAGCGTCAGAAGCGGCGTCATCCGTGGCGGCATAGATCGAAAGCTTGATCAGGCCAGTACCCCCTAGCACGCCTTGCACAGCGACCACAGCGAAGCCTTCGTAGTCTCGTAGGTCTTTCCATGTCGTGTCAGTTGCACCGGCTTTTACCGATTGCTCGGTTGCATTACTGGTCGTCATGTGGATGAACGACTCGATCTTACAGTTGGCAAAAAGTTTTTCAGTTGAAACAGCAGTAGCCATATCTAATTCTCCTTGTGGTTAGGCTCGCTCGTTGAGTGTGACAAACGGGGAAAGAGTGTTGGTTGAGTTCTTCGGGGTGAGGGCAGAACGCCACCAACAACGGCCACCGTTGCGCAACCAGAATTTGAAGGTTCGCTCGTGGTTGACAAACCGAACGTGAATCGACTCGGCTGACTGCAACGATTCCAGAGTGCCTTCAAGATATTCCGAGAAGTTGACGAGCATAATGTCGCCCTTATCGCCGAGTGTTTCGCAATACTCGGTTAGAATCACCGGACGACCGAGAATGGTATCAGGCTCGCCTTCGCGGGAGTTGACCTGCCACAGGGGGACGCCGCCCGTGCCGATCGGCATGACGAGGCTCATCAGGCTCGGCAACGTGTCGTGATTCGCAAGCCATACGGCGGTGCCATAACGCCAGCAACGCGAACGCATCTTGATGAGATTTTCGTAGACGATGCTGTCGGCGTCCTGGCCGGTTTCCTTCGTGATGGAAACCAACGCGGGGGAAATCATAATCCCCTCGAACTCACCGACGCCGGTTCCATTCAGCCGTTCGTCGATCAGATGACTAGTAAACTGATCGCGGAAACCAGCTTCCAAAATCGCGGCAAACGACACTGGAGAATCGGTCAAAACTTCCTCCGTCGCGTATGCCAGCCCAAATAGACTGTGGGCAGTCAGCGCGATCTTTTCCATTGACATACGCGATGCTGCTTGCGTCTGCGTTTCCGCCCGGCGGCAGACAGTCAATCCACCCGATACACTGGTCGAGTGGCTTTTGTCAACGCGAGCAAGCACTTCGACCCGTGGCGTTGTCATTGGAATCTTAGTCACCCTGCCGCCAATTGGGTCTTCCTCCGGCGTCATTTGCATGAGTTCCGGCGCGAAGCCAACGGGGACCAGGAAGCCGCCGTAGGGATCGGCGTATGTGCCCTGTTCGTCACTGCCCGCCGTCGCAAGGAATTTCAGCCGCTCATCGCGGGCCTCGGCGGACGGACGGTCGGCGTTTCCGATGACAGAAGTCAGAAATTCGCGGGGCGACTTAAATCCCTTTTTGGGATCGTCCTCGAAAGCGGACTTGACATTTCCGATATGGCCGAGGGGATCGTCGACGTCGAAGCCTCCGACCTCAATCTGAGTCGAGTACCCAGACAAGCTCACTTCCCTGTCGATAGCAGCGGCAGTCGTTGCCAGATCAACCGTGTTAGCGTCGAGGGTAGTTTTTTCCTCGGCGGAGACCTCGCGGTCTTCTTTGTCAGCCGCGTCGAGAATGGCCTCGGATGATGTAACGAGGGCCTTTTTACGGGCCTCCAACTTAGAAAGTCGACGATTCATGGCGATCTACCTTTCGTGTTGCAGTTGAACGACTTACGTCGCGTCAACCCGCCGCAGCGTGGTAGATCGCAGACCAATAAAAAAACGACGGACGAAAAACTAACCTCCTGGGTTTCAACCAGGGTGTTGGCTTCTCGCCCGCCGCAGCGTAACGGATAACCTAAATTTTAAGCACTTTGCCGCCGGCCGCCGTAGCGTGTCGGTCAGCAACAACGATCAATATACCAGATAATTTTTACTTGTCAATTTTATTTTTCTAATATCTCATCAAATCAAGCCGTTGCCTTGCGGCCCTGGTCGATCGTCGAACCTTACCGCCAGCCGCCAGCCGTGCGATTGTCTCCTCGATCGTCTCGATTCTGTCCACCATTCCTGCTACCTTGGCATCCTTCGCTCGGAGCATGCGGCCTCCGCCATAGTCCGATCGCACCTTGGCCACCGTCGTGCCTCGATTGCGGGCTAGGTCTTTTAGGAATTGCTCATAGATCGCATCCACCTGGGTTTGCAAATAGGCCAAAGTCTCATCGGATAAAGGCTCGTTGCTGTTCCCTTCCACCTTGTAGGGGGCAGCGTGGATGTACGTCACCTTGACCCCAAGCTTCTCATTCAGCGCCGACAGGTCCGTGTGGGTCGCCACAACTCCCACAGAGCCAACCCAGCCGCTTGGCGTGACGACCAGCTCATCAGCCGCCGAACCGATGTAGATTGCTCCTGATGCCGCCTCGGGGTTTGCGGAGGCAACGATCGGCTTGCGGCCGCGAGCGTTGAAAATCTTGTCGGATAGTTCCTGGGTGCCGAACACCTCGCCACCCGGGCTGTCAATGTCCAACAGGATAGCGCCGACAGATTCGTCGGCCATGAGCCGGTCGAACTCCCGGCCGATCCGATCGGTGGACGTGCCGCCGCTCGATTCCTCCATCATGCCGATCCGTTTGGCCAGAGTCCCAACAATCGGGAGGATTGCCACTGACCGCTGCATGGTCGGTTTCCGCTGTTGGGCCGATTCGGCCATTGCGGCCTGGATTGTGGCTGCGTCGGCCCGGATTCCGAACGAGCGATTTGTCACGACCTGTCGGATAGCTTCGAGCTTCTCCGGCCGGATCAAGTGGGGCTGATTATAAACACGGGCAAGGATGTTGTCATAATTCATCGAAAAACCTTTCTCGTAATTGTTGGTTGTGGATGTTAGCCAGTTCATTCCCCCATCGTTCAAGCACCTGGGGAACGTCAGCATCGTCTGCAAACAGTTCCGAAATATCTTGCGGCTCCTGCAAAAGCGATGCTAGGCAGGAAGGACCATGCTCAATTCCGGTGTCGGCGAGCCAAGCCGCACAGATCGGGTCAAGCACTTTCTCGGCGTAGGCATGGTGCTGGCGGTAAAACTCACCGCCCCATTGCCGCCACTTGTCACGATCCTCTGCCGCTTTGTCCGCGCGGACACTCAGACCGCGAACCTCATGGGCCGCGATTCGTTTGGCAGCCTCTTCAAGCAGGATTCCAAACACCTCTTGTTGCGCGGCTTTTCGTTTTTTGTAGGCCGTATCGTCGTCGTCTTCTGTGGCTTGCTTCTGTGGCGGTTTCGGCGTACCCTTACCCGGCTGGCCGCCTTGCTCGTTTTCATCCGGGCCGCCGCCAGCCGGTTGCATGTTCAATGCTTGGCGAAGGCCATCGCCGCCAGGCAATGGGTTTTTGTCTTCGAGTATCCGGGCCTCGTTTGGTTCGATCCATCCGCCCTGAATCCCGATGTTGTATGCCTCATATCGACTCTTCATGTCACCACGCAGCAGAGCATCGAGGACAATCTTCGTGTAATGCGTCCTTGGATTTGCAACCAGATCGCGGTTACAAGCCTGCTCAATTCGTACAGCCAGCGGGTTTAAAGTATAAATCACGTACTCTAACGATTGTTGTTCGACGCTGCTTCCCAGCGGCGCAGTAGATTTTATCCCGATCATGTGTGGCACAACACCGAAGAATCGACAAATCTCTTCCGCACCAAAACTACGAGCCTCTATCCACTGGCTATCACGGTTGGTCATGCCGATCTCACGCAACTCCATGTCGTCTTCGAGAATTGGAGGATTGCCTGCATTTTCCGGCCCGGCATGAACAGCCCGCCAACCTTCCCGAAAATTAAACCGAGCCCGCTGCGTCCATTTTCGACCGGCTGGCCGCTTAATCCAAAATGATGGCAGACCACCGTTTTTGAACAATGATGCCCCGTGTGTTTCCTGAGCAATCGACGAGCCGATAGAATTGCGAGCATACTCCAAAATACTAACGCCGGTAATTCCGTTGATCGACATTCCGCGAACATGAAGTAATTCTTCCTGGCCGAATGTTCGCGGCTCTCCCGCCGGCCGACGATATTTATATTCCAATGCTCCGCTCTCTTTTTGCTTGACAGACATTCGATCAGGATTAAGTGGTATCAGTTCCATCCCGTCGTAACTGCCAACAATGTGGCAATAGAAATTGCCACGCAAACATAGATGAACGACACACATTTCTTTCCATTCCATCGGCGTCTGCCAACTGTTGGGCCGATCGTGCAATACAGACCAGAGAAAATTGTCAGGCGCAATTTCCTTTGATCGAGAAGCGACTTTTTTGTAAACGCGAAAAGGAAGCTGCCCGAGCGATTCTCGCAATACACGAATGCATCCGTACACAGCAGAGACAGCCAGCGCTTTGTCAGGCTTGACGACGATCCCCGCCGTTGACGGCGTACCAACTGGTGCATACCAGAAATCAGACAGCGGACCATAGTCGGCCGACATCCGCGACGGGAGCATGGCAGACAACACTTGCGCAATCATGTTTGACTCCTAATGATTATTATTCCAAGAGCAATGAAGACGATGCCTACTGTAAATAAACCAAGTGACGGCGAAATCAGCCACGCACTGAGCCCCATAGCAGCCATTCCGGCAACAACAAATACATTTGCGATTACACTACGCATAGACACCTTCCTCTTCCTCTTCTGATTGTGGCTGCTCTTCATTCGCACCAACCTCGTTGGCATACATAACGCCTTGATTCTCATAGGCCGACGGTTCTCGTGGCCCGGACATTTCACCACGCAACGCCATGATCCCAGCGACGATTCCATCAATGGCCCGGATGTCGCCTGCCTTTGGTTTTACTGGCCGTTTGTCGTTGTTCGCGTTTACCTTGATGCTTACGTGCCCGGCCTGCCACGTCAGTATCGGGTTGCTGTTGTGTCTCATTTTTCCAGACATAATTAGCCGTTCGTATTCAGACGTTGGACCGGCGAAGTGAAGCATGGTTTGCGGGAACTCGACTGTCTCAATGTCCGAGTATTCCTCTTCGATCCATTGCGCGGTTTCCTTGGCGTACATCGCATCAAAGGCAAAACGCTCTACGGAAAAACGGTCAAAGATTTCCGCAATGTCTCGACGAATAATTGAATAATCAATTACCGAACCAGGTATGATGCGCAGATGACCAGACGCGACCCATGCGTCGTAATCAATCAGCTTTCGTCTTTCTTTGATTGTCTCTTCTGGCAGCCAGAACCAAGCAAGCTGCCGGTACAGATCGAGGTCGTCAGGATCGGGAAACACCAGCACCAGTGAAGTCATGTCGCCGACTTTGCTCATATCCAGGCCCGCGCCGCAAACAGCAAGCTCCATGTCCTCTTCCGTGAAATCTTCTACGCATTTGTCCCATGCAGGCATTTGCAACCAGTTGTCAACACCGGTGGCCCAGATACCGTATGTCAACCGCAGAAGGTTTGGCATCTCGCTGGGCGTTTGGATTGCATCGCGGATGTCGTGCAACAAATCGGCCTCGGCGATAACGTGGCCTAGAGCCGGGTTACATGACTTCGCAACATCCAACGAATCACTTCCGCCCTTGATTGCTTCGATTTCCGTTTCGGCTTCCGACCGAGAGACAGCGCAAACCATTGCAAAAAAATCATCATCAATAATTGCGCCGGAGAGGATTGCCTGCGCCTTCTCCCGCTGCCGATAGCAAATGCTTTGCAGGTTGTTCCCGGCGTTTGTAATGGCTAAGAACAATGGCTGCGTCCGCGCTCTAAAGGCGTATCGCAACGAGTTCCATAATTCGTCGCCATACCATTCGTGAAGCTCGTCGGCAATCACGCAATGGAGGCTGGGACCATGCTTGCCGCGAGGCGATGCTGAGACTGCTCGATAATACGAGCGGGTCGCATGATAGGCGATGTTGAAATTGGTATGATTGACCTTTAGGACGGCCGCCAGCTCCGGCGACCCCTCTACCATGTTCACCGCCTCGTTGTGAACGACACGAGCCTGATCTCGATCCGCACCGGTCGACCAGATTTCCGCCCCGGCTTCTTCGTCGCCGGTCAGCATGTAGAGACCGATACCGGAGGCGAGGGTGCTCTTATAATTTTTCTTTGGAA